CCACAGGATTGCACTCAGCTTCGTGTTGATGACGGCAAATTCCGTGTCCTTCTTCGCCATCTTGTCTTCAAGATCGCGGATGCGGCTCTCGTGGTCCTGCACCATCTCTTCCAGACTGTTCACGGAATCACCCCCAGCAGTTTCCCCCACGTCTCCGGGCCGATCACGCCGTCAGCTTCAAGCTTTCGGCTTTTCTGAAACCGGATAACCGCGTCCTTTGTGGCGCTGCCGAATTCCCCGTCTGCGCCCCAGACACCGCAGCGATAACCGCGCCCGGCCAGCAAGAGCTGAGCGGCCACGACCGCATCCCCCTTCGCGCCCTGTTCCAGATACGGCAGAGTCACCGAGCACATTTCTGTCTCCGGCTCCGGCTTTTCCTCCGTCTTTTGCGGCTGCTCGATGGTGATGGTGTTCGCGTTTGCTGCCAGAGACCAGTTCGGACGGCCATATCCGGCGATCTGCTGGCTCCCGATGGCATAGCTCCGTCGCGCTACCATGTCGGAGGAATTGCCCTCGACCGTAACGATGGACCCGTTTCCGACGCTGGTGACAATGCCGGTGTGGTTGATCCCGCCGCCTACGAGGAAGAACACCTGGTCGCCAAGCTCCGGGGTCTGATACCATGCCCCGCGGGATTTGTAATAGTTCGCGCTCTGGGCGCAGGCCGCGCCGCTGCATCCGGCGTACTGGTACGTCATCGCGCTGCCGATATCGTATCCGAAGCAGGCGATGAAGCCCGCGTCTACGAACACATCACACCACGGCTGATTCTGGACGTTCCAGCCGTAGAGCTTGGTCATGTCGGCGGAGTCGGCGTATTTGTTCCAGTTGTTCGGGCCTTCCATCGTGCCGATCTGGGCATTGGCCCATGCTATGAGCTTCTGTTTCGCTTGCTCGATCGTCATGTGACCACCTCCTTAATTGTGAACATCGGTTATGAATTCAAATGACTGGCATATGCAGCAGCTATAACGGGGAGAACATCAGCAATATACTCGCCCATCAATTTTTGACCGGCTGCGTTTGGATGCGTCGGAATCGTTGACGAGTCAACCGCGAATGTTGGATACATATTCGTTCGATTGATGCCGATCTTGTCAACGGCGATGAACGGAACACGCATGATCTTACATACATTATCGATGGCATTATTGTAGTCTGCCTGCGTGTACACGTTGTTACCGACTGTATGTGTCAACGTGTATCCGTTGTCCGTTCCGCGCATCGTAAACCATGTGGAAAGAGGAACGATAAGCGCATTCGGATAGTTGGTTTGCAGCTTTTTGATCATGCACGCATACGCTTCTGTAAAACTATTGCCCAGCACAGGCGTTGAATGTCCATCCCACGAAAGCGGTTCTGACTGCGCAGATTGCGCGTATGTGTAGTCATTCACGCCGCCAGCGATCAGAATAATGTCCGGGGTAATAGCCCCACTGTGGAGTCTGCCGCAACGAGTATCCGAGGACATAGGAACCTTGCTTACATGGGCAGAGTCCTCAAGCTGAGTCACGCCAGCGCCGCTCCATCCGTCAATGATAAGCGGCTCCATGCCAGTCTTTGCACACAGTACGCTCCACCACATTTGATCCGCGCTTGTTACACCACTGTTGCTGCCGTTATAATAGATGTCGTTACCAATCGGGACAGTGCCTGTGTAGGAAGAAATGCTGTCACCCAGCAAAGACAAACGCAAACCAGATAGCGGCTTAATCTCATCAGTTAAAGGAGTGCCATTGATATCATAGACCATAAACTCGTCTCCTTATGACCAGTTAGCGCAGCGATAATAGCTGCCGTTTGACGGGTAGAACACATCGTTCACATCTTCATAAAATCCCCACGTATCATTAACGACATCATGAGCTGGGATGAAGTGATACAAAAGCTGGTCAGTGTCTGGATCGGAAAATTTTACATACCCAAGTTTTGATATGCCGTTGTTTCTCAAACCGTACTTTTCACCAGTAGAAAATGCATACCCACCAGCCAACAAAAGTGTTTTGTTGTTCGACGAAACACCGGCAATGCTCTTTGTGGCGACATTTACAGTTGTATTGCCCCACTGCATATATGACTGCCCGCCATTTACAAAGAAGTACTTGACAACAGCCCTCGTATCTCCCGGAACGGCACTAAGCTGTTTCGCAACGCCAAGATTATATGCAGAAAAGCCTCCTTTGTTCGCTCTGGCATACCAGACCATATTTCCGGTATCGTTTGTTGTTGTGTTGTTGGCACAAATCAAAGCATCTGCATCTGACGTGTTGTTGCTGTTCATAGCCTCAAATTCGATGTTGAGCGTGTTAAAACTAGGTGAGTGCGTTAGTCCTGTATCGACATAGTCGGTACCCGTCCCGCTAGTCCTAGAATTGTAAATGTAATCGTACAATTCATACTGGGTAGCAATAACAGTAATATTCTCGCTCTCCGTGCCATAAGTTACGGTGATCGTATTGCTGCCATTTGACAGGGTGCCGCTCAAAGTATAGGTATCTACAACAGAGTAACTGCTGTCGCTATAGTATGCAGTTACCGTGATGTACTGACGCAAACTATCTAACGTATCCGTTACATAGATAACAGCCGTACCGGGGTTATACACAACGTTAATATGGTCGAGCGTTGCCCCACCTACAAGAGACTGTTCCAAAGCGTTATAGTACATCTCACCGTTGTCATCCGTGTACGCCACATGACGCAGCAATGTGAGCAGCGCATTCTTCGCCTCAAAGCTGAGTCCGTCAATACTGGCTGCGTGATCGTCGAGCCAGTCATCGACAGCCGTTTCGATCTGCTCCGTTGTCGGAGTCCCAGCGTTCGACCAAGCAGCGCCGTCAGACGTTTTCGTGAGAACCTGACCGACTGTTCCACCGTCCGGAAGTCCGTCCGCTTCGTCAGCCCATTCGAGAGCGTAGTCCGCTGTGCTGCTCTTTTTCAGCACTTGCCCTGTCAGACCACTCGCCGGTACTTCATGCACGTCTTGCCATGCTTCGCCGCCGTTGATCTTGCGCAGAACCTGACCGACCGTGCTGACTGTCGGATTCGTGATCTTCTTATCGAGAGCGGCAGCGATAACCGCGTTCTGCACTGCGTTGATAGAGGTCGGGTCGATCGATCTGTCGTACCCTATGATTGTCGTGCTGCGATACCACGTATTCGCTGACGTAAGGCACAGAGCGTCTTCTGTTCCGACGATTGAAAAGTTGATGCCGCCCTCTTCATAGAATTCACCGTCATAAATGATCGGCTTATAGCTGTAGCTGTATCCGATATCAACATTGTCGCCGTGACTGTAGCGAAGAACGATCTTTTTGCCTGCAAGAATAGCCGCTTCGATCTGCGCAAACGTCCTGTCGCTTGTGTACGAAATGCCGCTCAGAGTGACGTTGACAACATACTCTGCATTGAAAGAGCTGTCCCATCGCGTGACGAAATCGCTTGTGCCGTCCTTGACGAGTATCTGACCCGTCTCTCCACCTCTCGGCAAGCCGATGTTCACCATGCCCTCGCCGTCCGGGATGAAGTATTCGTGCTCGCCGTTCACGTCTGTGACAGTCATGATGTGACCGCCGTCAGCGTCTTCCAGCTCGACAGTCGGCGATACACCGAATTCACCGCGCTCAGCAGCTTCCCACACAGCAGTCGCAGCTTCTTGTGCAGCTTCCGCTTCTGCCGCTACGCTGGAAAAGGCTGCGATTGCCTGTGTGATGATATTTTGCTCTTCTTCTGTCGGCACAGCGCCGCTAGCAGCAGATCGCGCAACGACCGGAATGTGAATCTCATATTTCACTTCGCCGTCGCTGTCAGTCTCGTGCAGAAAGATGTAAACGACAACGCCTCTGCTTGTGCGCAAATACATGTTCGGGATATGCACTTGCTGATTGCTGCCGAGCACGATCGTTGTGCTGCCGCCGCCGAGAAAGCCGACATGCGCTTCAAAACTCGACGGCAGTGTCACGCCTTCGACTTCGACGATTTGACCATAGTCGAACTGATAGACAGCTTTCGTGCTTGTCGTGCGCTTCGCAGAAGATAAACTTGCTTTTATGATGTTTGACATATTGCTTCTCCTTTACGGCTCGCAAAGTATATCGTACACATTCACGATAGCTGTGCCAGAACCAGACGCATAAAGATTGACGCCGATGTAATACGCACCAGTGAGATCAGATACATCCATAACGACGACAAAATTGCCTGTCGTGCTGAGAACCGTCTCTTTTACTGCGTTGTAATTGTTGCTCGGTGCAGTGTTTGTCGCTGAGATGAACAATCGTTCTGCGTTGTTCTGAATTCGATCAACGCTGCCGCGCCACGTGATTGTTGAGAAGTTGCTGAGATCAATGCTGTTCACTGTCATAGCAGAACCAGAGAGCACGCCGCCGCCTGATGCTGTCAACAAAATGCTGAGACTGTTCGAACCGTTTGATACTTGCGGCGCTGTCGGCGTAATGTTCCAGCCGCCGTAAGACTGCGTGTAACTGATTGCTCTGCCTTCCCAGCCGCCAGTCGCAGATTCGCACAGATCGCCGTTGTTGTAGACGTAAAGCTCATACATCAGCGTCACGCCGTAATAGCCGACAGCGTTGATCACAACTGTCTGCGAGACGCTCAAGTCGTCATTTGTCGCTGTGACTGTCCATGCAGAGCTGCTGAACAGAGACGCTTTTACGCTGAAGATATGCGTGTCGAGACTTGCGTCGCTACTGTTGACCCAGCTCGTGCCACTCAGCGACACAGAGCCTCGCGTGACTGTGACTGTGCTGCCTGTCGGCACTGTGACCAGCAAGACAGCATTATCAGCACGCAGCGAACCGCCGCCTGTGCCAGAATTCGTTTTTCCAAGCATGTCTTACCTCCACGTCGCGACTGTCGCGACTGTGATCGCCGATTCCGGGATATCCGTCGCCCATATGCGCACGCCGCCTGTGATTGTCTGCGCGACTGGTGCAAACATTCCGCTCTGCGCGTCTTCGAGCGAGAACACGACCTCAACGAAGTCGTTGACTGTGACATCTGCGATCGTCATGTCTGCGTGATACGGATAATCTTCATACGTCTGATCTGCTGTCCATGACGAGACAGGAACCGATACGTCTGTGCTTGTCGAGATCAGCGTGCCGCCGCCGTTCTGTCCCTGATACGCAACAGAATAGTACGTCGCAGTTGTACCGGACGAATACGTCAGCACAACGCGCGTCCAGAGATACTTGCCAGCCGCTACTGACGGCGGTGTGCTCTGCCATGTCCCAGTCGGTACCGTTGTCGGTGACGAGCCTTGCTGATAGCGTATCGTTGTCATCGGCACCTCTGATGGCCCGACCGGGCCAGCCGGTATCTGGAATTCAAGATTGTACGGTGTTCCCTCGCTGCCGCCTGACACGACAACTGACGGACTCGCGCCAGTCGCAAGACCAGTCGCGCTTGCTGTCATGCCTGTAAGAGACGATGCAGCGTCGAGCACCGCTGTGATCTGCTGCGTCAGTACGTTGTAATAGTCGCTGCTGATCAGCGCGAGATCATCGATCTCGCTCTTCTCGATCTCAAGCGCGAACGAGAACGACGTGAGCCTTGATTCGTCCGGTGTGTAGATGCGCAGCGAGACAGATGCGCGTCCAGCAGCCGTCAGCGCCTGCGCCGCAAGCGTGATCGTAACGACGTGACCGTCGATGCTGTACGCCGATTCGCCGTTTTCGAGCGTGTCGTACACGCACGCCGTATCGTCCGGTTTCGCCACCTCGATCAGCACCAGCGCATTGCTCGGCACGTCCCACGCTGTCATGCCGTCTGTCAGATACGCCGCAATGCTGCGTGTCAGGCTGTCGTGCTGTTTCGCGTAAACGACCGTTGTCTCGTTCGGCTGCGTCAGATCAAGTTTGATTGTCGATAATACGTTCATGATTCACGCTCCATCTTCGTCAGGCTTTGTCAGCCAGATCATCAGCTCGCCCGGTGTCGCGTACATCGGTGACTTCTGCACAGCGTCGAGTATTGTCCAGTTGCGATATACGCGCTTCGTCTCGCGCACAATAACGCTGTCGCCAGACGTTTCATATATCTGTTCATATGCTGTGAGCACACTCGTCTCTGTCGGGTCATCAAATATCGTGTCTACTTCGATGCGCGTCAGAGCGTTCGTGTGAATCGTCAAGAAATTGTAGTTTGTCGCACGTATGACCGCATCACATGCGATCTCGCGCCCTGTTGCTGTTACAAGTCTAACCATGTGATCTCCTTATCCGCTGACACCTTGCGCAACGAGCATAGACGCTGCAACACCGACACTGTTTGTATAGCGGATTGTGCCAGCACGCATCTGATGACCACCAAGCACAAGATATGGGCACGATATTGAACCGTCAGCGTTAATCACGCCAGCATAGATGCGATTTGCAGCAAGTATGTTCGTCCATTGCAGTTGCATTTCGCCGCTCAACTTTGCGTATGCAATAGCTTGATCAAGCACTTTGTTGCCGGTTACAGAACCGTCAGCGATCTTTGCCGATATGACAGCGCCATCGACGATCTTGTTGACTGTGACGCAGTTGTCTTTCAGCTCTGCATCTGTGATGCTGTTCTTCTTCAATGCACCGCCGCCACCACCGCCGACAGAACCGCCGCGCAGCTTTTTGTCGCCGTCGATGCTGTTGTCCTTGATTCGCTCGACCGGCAGCAGACCTTTTCTGAGTTTGCTCGCGTCGTGTATCTCGTCACTCAGCGATGATCGTATATCGCCGACATCGATGCTGACATAGCGCTCGCGCAGCACGTCAAACGACGTTTTTGTGATCTGCGCTTTCTCTGAAACGCCGATCTTGACGAATTCGACACTCACTGTGTCGTGCAGACGCACGATCTGATCGAGCTGCGCATAGCTCAGCGTCATGCTCACGATCGGCTTTCCGATCTCGTTGTCTTGCATCCAGCGTCTGCCAAGCTCGTTGACCTGTGCCTTTGTCGGTGTTGTGCCGACAAACTCTGTGATATCGACCGGAAGGATTCGCTCGAAATCGAAGTTTCCCTCTGCATGCTGCACGTCGCCCCAGACTTCTGTGACTGTTTCATCTTCCCGATACTGATAGAACGGCCATACGCCTGTGTTCATCTCAGAGATGTTCTCATCCTGTTGAAAGTCTGTGATGTCGACACCGTAGCGCAGCACGACACCGCGATCTGCGCCAGCGCTGCGCAAGAGCTTGACGCTGTTGTGATCAAATTTGAATTCGCCGCCGTACACGTCTTGCCATGTGTTTTCAGAGCCGCCGAGCAGAGAACGCAAGCTTGTCGGGCTTTCAATCTCGACTATCTCTGTCACGTCCAGATCCGTTTCAAACGTGAACGCACACGCAGTAGCAGCGTTTGCTTTGAGCTTCTGTGCAAAGTCTGTCGCGCTCGTCGCCGTGAACGGCTTAACCGGAATCCCGCTCAGATCGTAGCTGATGTGATGCGCGTAAAACGACGTTGTGCCTTTGATCGTCTTGCCGACGCGATAGATATAAAACGGCTGCGCAACGTCCACCTGATTTGGCTTTGCATAGATAATGCGACGATTGCGCAGCTCGCTGTAGTATTCACCATCGACCGGGTAGACGAGCTTTAGATCATACTGCAAGTCTTTCATGTCGACTATGCACGATACTGCGTCTGTAAGCTCGCCGATACCCTTCGATGTAAAGTCAGATGTATCTTCAAACAAAATCGGTATCACAGCGTCCACCACCTCGGTGTTATCTCGATTCCCGTAATGCCGCCAGAGAACGAAAGCTCGTTCTCGCCTTCATGCAGCACAGCCCATTGACCGTGAACTGTGCTGTTTTTGATGACGCTGCCAGACGAAGCGCGACAGCGCTCTGTGCTGAGCGTCAGCTCGTCGCAGTCGTCGAGCTGCATCGTGTACTCGCCGACCGTCAGAGTGCCGCTGCCAGAACCGTGAACCACGATGACCGGCAGCGCGTCAAACCCTGTCGGGTTGATCAGCACTGTGCCGCTCGTCGCTCTGATCGCTGTCTCGCCGCTTTTCAGATACCGCTGCGGCTTGCAGTCGAATTCCAGCGTGAACGGATTCAAGCGATTCAGACGCGCTTCGAGATTAACGCCGTAGCGCAAGCGAGCCATGCGAAACACGTCCGGTTCTATCAGCGTTTCGAGTCTGCGATAGTCTGTGCTTTTGAGAAGCCAGTTGTTGACAGCAGCGATCACGCGAGACACGTTTTCGCGCAAGCAGTAACAGTCTGCTGTGCCGATGACGTTGCGAAAGCGACCGTTGAAATAGACGATGTCGCCCGAATGACCCGGCACGCTCACCGTCTCTACGTCCGGTTCCGCAGCGCTGAACTGTATCTCGCGCTGAAGCTCGATGCCGTATTTTCGAGCGTCTTCACCGTTTAGCCAGAAGTTATCACGCATATGCAGCGTCCTCTCTCTCGAACAGATTGCGCAGCTCATACGAAATACGCTCTGCAAGTGTCTCATCATCATCGTACTTTGCTCCGTCGATGTTGATAGTCACATTGTACGTTTTGCTATTGCCAGACGCTTCGCGAATGTCTCGCATAAGTCTGTCGTGTCCATAGACTATTTCGCCGCCGTTGCCGTCTCCAAATCCCAAACCGTTAAAAACTGTGGGCTTGGTGAACATATACGGGCTTTCATACGCCTTTTTGTACCATTCAACAGATACGTTCGGGATTTTAATGAGTCCCAAATCATTCCAGCTCCAAGAGAAATGGGGTAGCGGAATGTGAGGAAGAGTAAACTCAAAATCGAACAGGCCTTTGAGATCGCTGACAATTCCAGCGAAAAAATCTTTCACGTCTTGAATCTTTTCGCTAATCATTGTTGTCAATGAATCCCACGCGCTGACGATACCAGACTTGATTCCATCAACGATGCCAGTGCCCCATGCTTTTACAGTTGCAAACTTCTCCGTGATTCCGTCGCCGATCTTCGTCAGCAACTCACCGCCAGCGCTTTTGACGCTCTCCCAAGCGCTTTCGATGCCAGACTTGATGTTTTCGGCAAGATTTGTTCCCCACTCGACGGCTTTATCGACAATCGGCATCACATTATCTGTGAACAGCGTTTCAAGAACTGTCCAAAGCGCTGTAAGAATTCCCGGCAGCGCAGCGATAAGAGAGCCAACAAGAGAGACAGCAGCTTCTATAAGCGACGGCAGCAAGTTTTCAATCAGATTCGGTAAATTCTCTACGATTACCGGCCCGATGTCTTTTACGAAATCGCCGACACCTGTGAGCGCTGTTGTCACGACAGGCACGATGTTGTTCACAACATTCTTCGCACTCTCAACCACATTTGAGATTGCTTCGTCAAGACCTTCGCCAGTCGAGAGAGCGACAAGAAGATTGTCCCAAGCCGCTTTTGTCGAAGCGATACTGCCCTCTATTGTGCTAGACGCTTCTTTTGCAGTCGTGCCAGTGATTCCCATATTGTCTTGCACAATGTGAATAGCGCTGACAATATCAGCAAACGACAATGCAAGATCGCCATTTTCATCACGAGTAGCTTTGAAGCTTTTGTCGAGAGCTTCAGCGTCTTCGATCAGGCGCTCCATCTCTGTCTTCGTGCCGCCATAACCGAGCTTTAAGTTGTCAAGCATGGTGAAGTTGCCTTTGGCAAAACCTTGATACGCATTTATGATCGAGTCCATGCTTGTGCCCATCTTGTTAGCGTTATCAGACATGTCTCGAATAGCAATGTCAGCAACGCCAGCAGCAAGAGCCGTATCTCCACCTAGAGACTGCAAAAGAGACGCGCTGAAGCCTGTGACAGTCTCCATGTACTGATTCATAGACAAGCCAGCGGTCTTGTACGCTTGCTCTGCATTTTTAATGACACCATTTGCGTTCTTGTCAAATAGCGTCTCAACGCCGCCGACAAGCTGCTCATAGTTTTTGTATGCGTTGACAGACTGATTTACAATGCTGCTCACCGCAGCAGCACCAGCACCGACAGCAGCAGCCCCGACTTTAGCAGTCGTTTTTAAAGCAGAACCGATTTTCGAACCAAGCGTGCGTGCGCTTTTTGCAGCGTTGCCGATTTTGTCGTCATAATCAGACGTGTCAAGTCGCAGTATTGCGTTTAAGTCAAATACATCCATGTTATGCGCTCCCTATACGAGTGAGCTTGTCTTTGATGCTCGAAACGACTTCTTCTGACGTGCGCGTCTCGTCTACACCAAAAGCGTCAGCATACCGTGCGCTGAAGCCGCCAAGAGCTTTAAGCGCGTCAGTAACATAAATGCGGTATGTCTGCTCTCTGTCGTTAAATGCGCAGCGAGCGTTGACATACCGCAGAAAGTGTTTTATGTCCTTTCGTCTGCCTCTGAATTCACCGTAGCAGAGCCAGAAGAGGTCTTTTCGTCCTGACTCTGCGATGAGAAAAGGCTCACAATGTCCGGATCATTCAGCACTTCAAGCACTTTCTTCGGCAGCGCAGCCACAGTCGGTCTGTATGTCGCAACGTCTTCGCCGTCAGTGATAGCGAGTATCGTCAAAACTGCACGCTTGTGCTTTTTCAGTGCTACAGAAACAGCTTTGAGCCGATTGTTGCCTTTCAGAAGTGCAAGAACTTCTTTGTCTGAAATAATCTCAGACACCGGCTCGATAAGATCAGCGAGCACTTCGATTGCGTCCTCACCGCGAAAGTCAGACAGTTTCATTGTGACCCCCTAATTAATCTTCTGCTTCAGCAGAATAGAATTCCATCGGCATCGTGTTCTGATCGTTAATGGACACGTGACCAGTCATTTCAAGAGTGATCTGACCCTTGCCGTTCTTCGTTGTCTGAAGAGAAAAGCCGCCAGTCGAAAGAGCGTTCTTCAGCTTGACAGCGACCATGCCACCGTCAGCGCGATCACCGACCCACCAGAGATCGCTGAAGTCAGTCTGCTCAAGATCGCGTCTCGGCACGATTTTGCCAGAAGCAGCAGTGATGTCAGCGGCGCCAAGAGCAAGACGAATCAGCTCAACAGATGTGCCGAGCGATGTCGTGCTCATTGTGCATTCCCAGCCGTCGAGATGCTTCAGCTCTTTCATGTTGTTCGGGCAGTTGTCGACATCTTCGCCAAAGTCAGAATATGTCGGCACGCACGCTACCGTGATGCCGCCAGTCGTCGCGCAGATGATGTCTACATCGCTCGGCGCTGCTGGCGCTGCCGGGTTAAAAGTTTTAAGCAGAACACCAGCGTCAAGCTGAAGCGCATTGAACGTGTTCTGCGGAATAACAGTAAACATTCCCATTTTGTTAGTCCTCCTAAACAGCAGTGAGATAATCTGCTGTGATGTTCAAAAGTATTCTGCGAATGCTGTCTTGCTCGACAGCCATTCTTTGCGCAAACGGTTGTCCGAGCTTAATCCATAGATAGCCGCCGTCAACAGCAAGCACAACGCCGCCATAACCGATGTATTGAGCGATCTCGTCTGCTTTCTGCGTAATTGCAGCCCATGATGTAGAGCGATACCAGAGCGACGCTGTGAGAGCGACTTCATTGCCGATGTTTGACGTTATCACTTCATACGTGATGTAGTTGCTCGGCAGCTCCATGCTCTCGTCATAAGAGCTTAACTCATCAATTGCGAGAAGATCGAACGAAGACCAGAATGCATGAAGTGCTTGTGCTTTATCCATTCGGCAAACTCCATTCTTCCGCTGTGACTTGTCGCATGTTCAGCGTTGCTGAAGCTGGTGTCTTCTTGTCGTCGCCGTCAGATGTGACTCTGAAAATCTTGCTGTCAGACAGTCGCTTCACGACATCGTGATACTGCAAATTGATCGCTCGCGATGTCGTTATTGTGTAGAGAGATGTAACACCTTGCACGCCAGCAACGCGAGCTTCAATCGACGTGTCAAACGTAGCAGCAGCGTCGAATTCAGCGCCTTCTGTCCACACAGAAATAAAACTGCCGTAGCCGTCAGCAGTCGTCGTCTTGTCGAGCATGACAAAACGTTCCATAGCTTCAGATAAGAGACTCATATCTTCCTCCATCTGTTGAGAGAGCTTGCAAATGCAGCTTTCCAACCGTTTGAAGTAGAAGCGCTGCCAGTAGATGAAGCGCTGCTGCTCTTTGTGTAGCTGTAGCCGCCGAAGCTCTCTGAGTTGTACGGCGACATCGCTGCGCTGTCAAGCGTCTCAAACTTTGCACGCCATGCGTCGATCTCAAGCGACAGCTCAATCACCGCTTTCGGTATTCCGAGCGCCCAGATCGCGCCGACGAACGTCTCGTCGATCAGTTCGTCAGAGCTGTCTTCGTAGCAGTGCACGCCGTCATTGAAGACGCTGCCGATCACTCTGTAATACTGACCGGGCAGCAAGAAGTCAGCGGTCAACGTGCCGCCAGAAATCGTGAACGTGCCTTCGTGACGTTCGAGATCAAACCAGTTATGAAGTTCCTGACACAATTCTGTCAGCACGTTACCGCCTCCGTTTATTTCAAGTATTCGCTCATGATATAGCCGCCGCCAGCAATTGCCGTCCAACCGGGAGCTGCGTCTGCTTTCGGGTCAACAGTGACTTTTTCGCCAAAAGGAAGCACAGCAAGGATTTTGCTCTCCTTGCTGGCTTTCTCCCTTTTGCAGACTCCTCCAGCCCAATTGACGGTGAACGTCTTACGCGCAGCCATGATTAAGACGCAGTGATCGTGCCTTTCACGACACCACCGGCATACTCGACGAAAATCTGGATGCCGTCCATGACGAGAGACTCGATCTGAGCACGCTCCTCGTTCTGGTAACCGCTCTTCATGCCGATGAAGCCAAGCTCGTCAGCAGTCAGATTGAACGCAGCAGCGATGTCGCCGTTCATGGTCAGATAGTAGAGGACAATGTTCTGCTTCGCAGTCGCGACAAAAGTGCCAGCAGTGACGCGAGAAGTCAGAATCACAGTGCCGAGGCCAAGGAAGTCCTCGATGTAGTTCATGCCGAAGACGGTCTGAACGCTGATCTGCGCAGTGCCGAGATAGTTGGCAACGTCTGTCGGGTTGAGGAAATACACAGCTTCAGCAGCGTCGTCTTCGAAAGCGACCTGAAGCGCACCCCACGCATTCGCGAGAGCAGCCTGAAGGCCGACACCAGTCGCAGTGACAGAGCCGGTGATTGTGCCGTTGAGGAAGTTGAAGAAGTTGGTGCGCACACCCTTCTGAACGTCACGCAGCAGCGCAGCGTCAGTCTCGCGAACGGCCTCTTCGTAGCCGCTCTTTTTGATCGCTTCGGCAGAGACAGCTTTACGCCACTTGTTCAGAGTGATCTCGCCGATGGGAGTCTTTGTACGAGCGTACTGAGACAGGGGGATGATCTCGCCTTCGGGAACAGCGCCGCTCTGGAGAGTGCCAGTAGTGGTGTAGTAGTACATCGTTGTGCCTTCCATCATCGGAATCTTCCGAGTGACACCGAGCACCTCGATCAGCTTCGCGAGGGAGTTGTGAGTGAACTGATGAACGAAGTCGACCTCGCGGACTTTCGCCATCTGAGTCTGGGTAATAAGATTGGTTTCAGCAGTGGTTACAACATTAGCCATGATAGTTCTCCTTCTCGGTTAGAAACCGAATAATTCGTGATTTTCAGCAATCGCACGCTGTCGTTCAGCGATATCTTTGATTGCCATAATTTCGTCTTTGTTCTTGTAGACTTTGCCGCCGCCAGTCGGTGGTGTCGCTGTCTGAGCGCCTTGCTGTCCAGACGTAGTGATGAAGTCAGACCATTCCTCTTTGATGCTCTTCTTCAAGTCAGAAGCGTTCTCGATCTTGCCGTCTTTATCAAGCTCGACTTTCTCAAGATCAGAGACTTTCAGCACAGCGTCGATTCTCTTTTCAGAGACACCGACTTCTTTCAGAAGCGCTTTGTAAGCAGCTTCTTTCTTGCTCTTTGTCTCTTTCGCGTCAACGTCTTTCTTGAAGTTCTCAAACTCTTCTTTGATCGCGTTGTACTTGACTTCAAATGCGTTCTTCTTACCGTCGCCAGTAGCAGCTTTGAGATCGTTCAGCTCTTTCTGAACAGATGCAAGTGTCTCTGCGTCCTTCTTGAAGCTGTCTCTCTCTTCTTTGATGCTGTCGAGATCAGCGCTGTGTCTCGCGCAGATGTCTTCAGCAGCTTTGTCCAGATCATCAACCGGCATGTTGTGTTCTGACAAAATAGCCTTGATTTGCTTAATAGAAAATGCCATGACATATTCTCCTTTGTCTCGGTGTGCAGTGTCTCGCACATTAGAATTTTATATAAAGCGCGTTGTCTTGCGCGTTATACCAACAAAAAAGCAAACAGAATCGAAATTAAAATCGAAACTGTTTGCTTTCTCAGTTTGTATTTAGTTTATTTACTTAGATGCTGTTCGATGATCGCTTTGTATTCGTTGATGTGATTCGCGATCGCGTTCTTCAAAAAGTGAATCGGCTTTATGCCGCGAGTCCAGTGGCCGTCACCGTGAGAGTCGACATAGTACCACGGCGACTGTCTGCCGCCGCCGCCGTCGAGATAGATACCAGTGCCTAGCTCGTGATAGATCGCGTAAGACTGATTCGTGCCGACGTAGCAAGCTTTCTCGTCTGCGCGAACGAGATGACTGACGCTGTTGCGCATAGCACCAGTGTCGACGCGAGACGCTTGCGTGATGTTCTGCTTCGCGTGTGAGACAGCTTGATTGCCAACCGCTTCAAGAGCGGCTTCGATTTGTTCTTCCAAAGCAGAAAGAACTTCATCGCTGTTGTCTGTGATCTGTACTTCAACGCTCAAAACACATCAGACTCCTTGAGCTTGATAAACACATCTTTTCTCTCTTTCGGAAACTTGACTTCTGTTTTCTCAGTTTCCCAGCACGGATCGTCGTGATAGCAGATGTCACTGACGAGCGTGCCTTTTCTTACTCGACAACAAGTGTTCGCATATAGTCGCTCGCCGTCATCAGCACAGCCTGTGAAGTAGTATGCATCGTCGTCTTCGACTGCATAGAATATCTTGTTCAAGCCGAGCGTTTTAAGTGCTGCATCAATAGCAAGGATCAATTCAGTTTTCGATGTCATTGATAAACACGTCCCTTATGATTTCGTTGAACGGCAAATCGTCGATTCTGAAGATTCTGAGCGATCTCAGACCCATTCTGTCGAAATACGAAGAACAATTCATTTTTTCGTCATCCGTTTTCTGTGGGTCGAAGAACTGCACTTTACCACCGACGTTTTCTGCGATGAAAACATGACTTACACGACCATCAATCCAGCCGCCGTCGATGATTGCTCGCGAGCCGTTGCCGTAGCTATTCATCAAAGCGTTGACTGTCTCAAGAGCTTGTTCTTTCGTAAACGATTTTGACTCTGTAATCGTCATGCCGTACTCTTGCCATAGCGCAGTTGGTTTTCTGTCTCCTTTGTCATACGGCATTGTGTAATTTGTGCCGCGAGCAAGTGTGTCGTTCATAACATCGTAGCAAGGCAAGGCTGTCACATCGTATCCGCGTCGTCTTGCTTCATATGTTGTCACGCAGCGCTGGCAGTTGTCTTGCCACTCTCTGCCGTCGTTGAAGTGCGGATTCGTTGCGTTAATGTCATCTGCGATGCTGTGATCGCCGACAATCGGCTTGATCCACGACACGACTTCTGGGTTTTCTACGGGGTTTGCGGTTGCATCTGGAAGTGAAGCAATCTTCTCCGCTTTCTCTCTGCTCTGTCGCGAGCCGTTGGTAGAACGATATTCTCGCTTTAGTTCTTCCCACTTTTCAGTATCATTATACTTTAAATTCTGGAAGGAATCAATATCATTCGGCACATCATCGCCAAGAACTGACTTGTATCTTGCGAACTGCTTTGTGTCTTCTGCTTTGTTAACGACAGCCTTTCGCGACGGATCATCGTGCCAGTCTGAAAGATTCGGCTTTCCAGCCTTGAGCCATGCAGTCTCTTCTTCTTTCGACATCGCTTTTGCGTTCTGCCACTCTTCAAAAGACATGTCGCCCATTTTCGGGCTTGATTTAACAGTGTCGCCCTCGAAGCCTTTGACCCAGCTAAGCAGCGTACAGCGACAGTTCCAGATCAATTCTTGCGGAAGATTTGAGCCGTCATAGTTCACTTGAGCGGGCCACAGAATTTTCACGCCCTCGATCTCGAACGGCTCTCCGACACCTCTGCGCTGACCGTGCATCATTCTGTGCTCGTGTCGTGTTCTGCCGTCAAGAGTCGCTTGCCATTCAATCGTGAGATCAACGCCGATCTGATCAGCTCGTCTGAATGCTTGATAACGACCAGCGTTCTGAGCGTTTGTCGTCATTGTTCGAGCATAGCGAACAGCAGCATTGTAGTTCATCTGACCGACGTTCTGTAGACGCTTTGCCACATCATACGGCGACTCGCCTTGCAGAATGCCTTGCAGAACAGCAGACTGAATCTTGTTCTTATTCCACTGCAAATCTTTGTTCTGAGCGATTTCGCGCTGCTTGCGTGTGCTTGGCCCCGGCATCAGCGTTCTTTCTTCAGACAGCAGATATTCAGCAGTGTCGTGATTGTATAGCGTGAAGCTTGTATCGATCTCTGCGTCGTGCTCGATCTGATACGTTGCAAAGTTTGCGTTCAGCGCATACACATCGCTCATTCTTCCTTTTGCGATCTGTAATGCAATCTTATTCGCGTTGTGATAGTCTTGCGCGAGCGTGTCGCGCATAGCTTCCCAGCGCTTGCCGATCATTTTGTGACGAAAGACCCAGTCGTTATACTGTTTTTGAGTGATCTTGCCAGCTTTCAGAAGAGATTCTTGAACTTTGCGCTTTTCTTCGTCTTCTTCAAGATACGCTTTCAGCTTCGCAGCAGCTTCTTTGTTCGCTGTGCGATACTCTCTCGCGATTCTGCGTTCAAGCTGCTTCAGCAGCTCGTCTGTAAGTTCGTGACCTCTGTCTGGCATTTAATCACTCTTCTTCAGTCTCTTCGTCAGTCGTTTCGTCTTCTTCGCTCTGAAGATCGTCAAGTCGTTCTTTCTTCTCTGCTTCGAGCTTTTTCAGCGTCTCTTCGATAAGATCAACGTCGCCGAAAATCGTCATGATCTTGCGCGTGACGTACTCTTCGTCGAGATAGCTTGCAGCTTGCACGATCGTCTGCACTTCTTCTTGCGTGTTGATCATTATGCTGCGCGTGAACGACGCTTCATCTTCAACATTCGCAACGATGAACAGCTTTTCAAGAAACTCTCTGATGCAATACTCGAATTCGTCTGCTTTCGAGTTGATCGGCTCATACGCAGCGCGAATCTCTGTTGCTGTTGCAGCGCCAGAAGCGATGTCGTATGTATTGAGAGCCATGAAGTCTTTGTACAAGTCTCTCTCGATGCGATCAAGCAGCTTCTCTCTCGCTTCGTGCGGTATATCTACTGTGTGCGCATCGACAGCAGTACCGGCAGCGTCGTCAACAGACGCAGCGTGAACGATATGCAGTCGCTCGATGAACTGAGCGAGATCAGTGTCGTCCATGCCGCCGACGTTGTGTAGAATCCAGTACATCTGAGCATTGTCAAGCTCGTCTGCGAAGCCTGACTTGATGATGTCATAAGCGTCGATCTGCGTTCTGATGCCGACAAGCTCGCTCTGATGATGCGGATTGCCCCACAGCGGTACAATCGGAAACGACGGGTAGTTCTCGCCGTACATGTATTCTGTGCCGTCGACCTCAGACGTGCGCACATTCAGAATGTACGGTCGTTTCTCGTGAAGAATGCGTCCTTCGCCTTTGACCCAGATGTAATCGGTATAACCGTCCTCTTCGTACAGCGTCGCTCTGAGCGGCTTCGTCTCGTCTACTTGCCAGTGACGAACACCAGCTCGCTGAGCGCCTGTCTCTTCGTCTTCAAGCGGTTTATACTCAATCTCTTTAAAGACTTCGCAGTGATCAAGATTGTAGAAGACATACGAGCACGCTTCGACGAGCGCAGAGCGTGCAGCTTTCTGAAGCTGCGTGTCGAAGTCAGAGCCGAGCTTGCGAGCTGTGTCGCTGTGCTTGAAAGAGATGCCGTTGCCGAGCAAGAACTGATTCTGCTGCGTCACGAAGCGTCTGAAGAAGTTCGATGCGAGCTTGTAGTTTGCGCTCCATTTATCTTCGACCGGTCTGCCTTGCAGATTGAAGAGCGCACGCTGAAACGCGACGATTGTCGTGTTCATCTGTCTGTCGTAGTCTTCAGCGATCTTTGCCGTGCGATACATCTCAGAGCTGACATGCTCAGAAATGACAGCACGAACAAAGTCCATGCGCTCCTGTTCGCTTTCGCCAAGCGCGATCAAGTCTTGATATGTCTTCATGTTTCACCTCAGTTGAAAATGGGCTTGTACTTCTGATCGTCGCCCTTCTTCGACCAGAGCTGTCGAATGATGCTTGCAAGCGAGTCTGGCGCATCATCGTGTTCAGCGTTCTCGTTGTAGTCGCACACTTGGTTGATGTAGTCTGCGTCTGTGCCGCTCACGAACACCACTTTGCCCCACTCTGCTTTCAGATACGATGTGATCTTGACGTATTTGTTCATCTTCTCAGCATACGGCAGTGTTCTCTCGCCGTGTGCTCTAAGCGACTTTGCCAGATAGCCTTTATCTGCGTTTGTTTCGCAAGCAATGCGTCCAGCGTTAAAGGCTCTTCTGAGTCGAATGATCTCGTCTTCAACGTCGTCGACGTGCTTGTGCCAGAGCTTTCCAAAGACATAGTATTTACCGTCGTACTTTCTACAGATTGTAAAAGCAGTAAAGTCTTCGCCGCCGTATGCAGCGTCGACGTGACACTCGCCTTGCTCGCACATTGACGGATCGCCGTCTGTGACAGGATTGTCGAACAGCACGTCTTCATCTGCGATGTGCTTCAGCTCGTAGTTTGCAGCAAACAGAGAAGCTGTCATGCTCTGCTTCAGCGCTGCAAGCTCTTCGTCGCTGATCAGCGCTGTCTGATAACAGTCGTACTTCTCAATGTTTGGCATTAAAATGAACGCATCCTCTTTATGCCACGGTGTGCCAGAATTGAAGATGCGTCCGTCTCTGTTTTTGATGTTCTGAAGCTCTTGATAGACGAGCTTTGTTCTCTCACGCTCTGCTTTCGACACTCTGTCGTCTTTGTTTATAATATCGTCTGTGAAGATGATGTCGAAATGCTTGCCTGTCAGAGAACCATTCGAGCCTTGCGCTGTGAGCTGCGCTGTTCCTCTTGGGTCTGTGCATAAATTCGTCGTAATCTCTGTCTGCGTTGAAGTCGTCAGTCTCAGTTCTACATCGTAAATGACTTTTACGAAGTATCTGATGACTTGCGACAGCAGCATCTTCTTCACTTGCGCGACGATCTCTTTGACATCGCCGTCTGTCTTGCGCATGAACAGCACTTTCGTGTTCGGCAGCAACACAATAATGATCGTCAGCGCGATCGAAACACATGTCGTTTTGTATGAACCGCGATGAGCTTGAAGCGTCTTGTCTTCTTTCGCTTCAATCATGTCAATAAGCCAGCGATTGTGAAGCTCTTCAGTCAGCTTTGTAAAGCCGAGAAGATGACCGAGCTTGTATGGCTTGTTGATCAGAAAGTCGACTGCTTGTTCACGAGTCATTGACCATCATCTCGACTTGCTTCACAACGTCTGGGTCGATGTCTGTCACAACAATTGTCTCAGACGGTTTCTCGCCGATCGTGTCGCGAATCAGCTCAAACGCTCGCGTGTTTCCCTTGAGCGCTCTCTGCACCATCTGCTTTGTGATCGCGTCTTTGACTGTTGTTTTGCCGATGACGTTGCCGTTCTTGTCGCGCTGACTGATCTCAGCTTCAAGCTCTGCTTCAAACTGCTCTCTGAACGTCTTTTTTGCTCGTTTTGCTTCAAGAGATTTCGCTGCTGCTTTCGACGCAGTTTCGCTGTTGAAGCGATAGCCGTCAACAAGATTTGCTCTGCTGTTCGGATTCTCTCCTCTTGGCATTGTCATGACCTCTCTTTATCGTTTGTGAAACTCAATGAACGGCTCACCTTCACCGTCTTCGTCTGTGCGAGCGCCGATACCGAAGCCGCCGATCTTGAAATCAGAGACTCGTCTGCATTCGATGTTTCTGTCGTGAAGCCACGAAAGAATGTCAGTGTCGATCGGATATCTGACTTTTCCGACATTCAAGAGACAATAGCGATCATGTTTCAACGCTCTGTAGACTTTGTCGAGAAGCACGTACAAGAACGTGTCGCGCCACTGCTCATATGAGCTGCTGCGTTTCCAGCTCTGCGTTTCTTCGTCGCTGTATCTCTCTGTATCGAAGTACGGCGGCGACGTAAACGCGAAGTCAACGCTCTCGTCTTCAAGCTCAAGCTCTTCAAACGGTACATTGTGATACTCGTAGTTGTCAGAGAGACGCAGAAACTCTTTCAGCTTGAGAAGACCGTTATACGTCTTTGTGCTCGGGTCGCTCGTGATGTATCTGATGTTATTGAACATGCAGCTTGCGAGACCGAGAGTGCGACCGCCCCAGCCAGAGCACGGGTCAAGCACTGTATAGCCGTCTTTGCAGTACGTCTTGTATATGTCGCGTGCAAGATACGGCTGAAACTCGTTCACATACTGAATGCCGCCAGAGCCGATGCCGATGTACTTGTAAAACTCGCTCGACACACATGCTTTGTTCTGCACATTCACAATGAACTTTGCAAGTGCGCGTCTGTAGTCGTCGCTGCTGTTGATCGCTTCGAATATGCTGATCGCGTGATTCGTCGCAGTATCAAGTCTGTGTGGGTTGAACAGCAGAGAGATGTTGTAGCCTTCGTTGTAGCCTTGACAGAGACGATTGAATTCGTGCTTTGCTTTTGCTTCGCACATGATTGTGCGTGCGAATTCTTCAACAGTAGCATAGTGCTTGAATTCTTTCATCTCGTCTTCGATGATCTCTTCTTTGCTGAAGTAGAAGAAATCATTGTCTTTCTCTGCTGTGACAGAGTCGTACTCTTCATCTTCTGGCAGCTCGAAGCCGAAGTCGTAGCCTTCGAAGTCGATGTCTTCAAGCTCCCATGCGAGAAGATCGTAATTCCAGTCTGCTTTCTCAGAGACTTTGTTGTCGAGCAGTCTGTATTTCTTCTTCTGCGCTTCTGTCATGTCAAGCTCGCGCTGCACTTCGACTTCGCGCCAGCCGAGCTTCTTGAGAGCTTTCAGTCGTGTGTGTCCGCAGATGATGACATTGTTCTCGTCGACGATGATGTGCGCACGATAGCCGCACTGCACAATGCTTTCAGCTACGTCGTCGACTGCTTGATCGTTCTCGCGTGGGTTTCGATCGTACGGTATGATTTCGTCGATCTTGAGTGTGACGTACTCTTTCATGTTTGACCCCCTTGTTTTGTCGACCTCTTGTTAAAATGGATAGCTGCCCCCACCTCGCATATGATGCTACCCTCGCCCCCTCAGCTTGCTAGAAAAACGAGCAAAAGAACAAGCTGCACTGCACTGTTTATTTGTCGGCAGAGTAGCGCCACGCGAGAAGGTCAAACACGTGAGCTGTCTATCGGCTACCCTTTTACCGCTTTTGGTGCTTCCTGATAGTGTCGAGCTATCGTCTGACGATTATAAGTCGTCTGCTCTGCCGTTGAGCTAAAGAAGCAGATAAGCCGCCCACGAATGAGCGGCCTACCCGAAAGGAGGAAAATAAATGAACAAGCGCTCACCACAGCGCTGGCGCTACAGAACGGGATTGAACCGCTAACCTGTTGATTACAAATCAACTGCACTGCCGATTGTGCTACTGTAGCGTGTTTGCAGTTTAGCGGCACTGCAAAGCCGTTTTCTCGATCATCAGCCAGCTACGACGCATTCGCGTTTTCACTACCATACGAGATTGCAGAACACGACTTGCGTCTATGTGGGTTTCGCGATCCTGTCGCGACCTGACCAGTTCTGCAAAAGAAAAGAGCCGTCTTTCGACAGCTCTTCATGCTTGTACTATATCACCCTCTTTTTGTAAAGTCTATGAAATAAAAGTGCAATCTTAAAAGAGACACATTTGACCATATTCTTCTGTATCGTATCCATCAAAGCGCTTCATTAGCTTGTTAATGTACGCTTTGAACGTGTCCCACGAAGCGAAGCAGTCAAACTTGTCGATTGCGAAACCGCTGCCGCCAATACCGATCTTGCCGTGATAGTCGATGTTGAAGCTTACGAGATAGTTGTGATCGTTCCAGATGTCGTGCGCTGTCTTCTCGTCTATGAATCGTGAGCTGAGTCGCAGCGTGATCTTATTGCTGCAACAGTTGACACACTGCTCGTGACAGAATATCTGTCGTCTCTCGATTCTGTCTTTGATTGACTCATACACGATGACAGGCACAAAGCTCGTCGCTGCCATTTCATTCGTCGTGCGCATAGCTTTCAAGCATCTCAGCTTCGCGATCAAGCTCTGCTGCATAGTCAAGCTCTTTCGCTGTCGCTTCTGCGTCGTCGACTGCTGCTGTCAGAACTGCGATCATGTTTCGCAGTGTCTCGCACGTCTCTTTCTTCGCATATAGCTGTGCATTGTTTCTGACGCGAACGTCATTCCAGCGCTCAAGCACACGCTCTAAGCCTTTTCCCAGCATTGCGAAGTCGTCGTCGAGATCGAAAATGTGTCCGTTTGCATTCTCTCTGATGACGTGAACGTCATAAAGCATGATTGTCATTGTGTTTCTCCTTTCTCACACCCAGCCTTCGTTTTTCAAGCGCTGGTAGTCTTCTTCAGCTTCTTGCTCTGCGTACTCAAAGCGCAGATCATCTTCTGCGCAGCACAGATCGTCGTACAGTGCGATGATGCGATCTTCGTCTGTCTCGTCTTTGATGCGTGCTTTCAGCGACTCGATGCGAGTTTGCAATACGTTGATATAGCTCATGTTGATCTCCTTTCTACTTCAGCTCTTCGATCATCGTCAGAACTTTGTTCAGACGTTTGCGCTTCTTCTCAAGCATTTGCGCTTCTTCAGCGCATTCATCGAACATAGAAATCCAGTCCATCAGATCATCACGCTCGTTTGCGAGTCGTCTGATTCTGCGAAGTCTCTTGACATACTGCTCTGAAGTCTCGCCGCGACTGATCGCTTCGAGCGCTTGTGCGAGTGTTAGCTTCATTTCGATCTCCTTTCACCACGTGTCGATGCGTCTGCAACACAGAACTTCAATCACTCTCGCACCGCTTGCGTGAAGCTGTCGCAGAGCGTCTTCTCTGCTCTTCGCTTGAAAGTACAGCGTCTTCAAATAGTTACCGCTCGTGTAGAAGTCGACGCGCCAGTCATATTTCCAGTTGCTCATGTGCTGCTCCTTTCAGTCTTTCGTCCAGTAGTTGCCGATGCAGCCGTCTGTGCTGTCCCATGTGTCGTAGACTTTCGCGTTGACGATTGCGACGATATGATGTCCACCGATGTTCGCGATATAGCGCTTGTTTCTGTAAGCGAGACTGCTGCAAAACTCTGCGCCAGTGTATTTCGTGTTATCGATCTTGCGCGGTTGCTTCTGCTTCGTCCAGCCTTTGAGAGAGAGATACATGTCGATCAGCTTGTTTTCTGACATGTCGTAGCCTGTCTTGCACTGAAGAACTGCCATCTCAAGAACGACTTGATTGTAGTCGATCTCTGCTGCTGTGCTAATCGCTCGAATCACGCAGTCGCTCGTGAATCTGTTGTGCTTGTTCGCGTTGTAGAAGTGAAAGAACGCTGTGTCTGGGTATTTCTGCTGTCTTGTCATACTTTCTCCTTTCGCCCGTATAGCCGTTAGCGCAGCTTATTTTGTTATGCGTTCAATATGTAATCAAACACTTTGTCGATTCGTCCAGAAGTGAAGATCGTTCCCTCTCCCTCGATCCAGAGCGTTCCGCAGTATCTACTGCGCTCTGTCCATCCGTGGTTCGCGTCGAGCGTCCATCTCTTTCCGCTTGCTGTGATTCCTCTCGCGCTGCGTCCCTCTTGAATGAAATTCATTGCGAGCGCTTTCTCTCCGTTCTTCTCAAAGACTTTCATAAGCTCGTCGAACTGCTTGTTGTATCGATTGACGTTGTTGA